ACCCTGCTGTCCGGACACATCAGCCTTTCAACTTTACTCGGCCCGGGAAACATCCCCGACTACCCTGTTACCGACACGTTTAAACGTATAAAGCAAGAAGTCGATTCTTTAATCGATAGCTTTAAAACGACCGGATTCAAACCGGGGGGATATGTTCCCTCGCTCGAATTAAATTACCACGAGCCGAGAAAATCTTTGATAAGAGATAGGATCAAATCGCTGGGTTTTACAGAAGTGGAAATCGATAAAATAATGTCGGCGAACAACTTCTCCGAGCTGTTAAATTCTCTAGCACCGTTGACTGATTCGAACGATGTTATTTCATTTTTTCGGGCATTCGACCTTACTAAGTTAGTGTATGAATTTGGCGGGCAAAATGCCATTGACGAGTATATTAACTTTTTGTACGGCAAAGATGAGCAGCAATCTTTAATCCGGTTGTTGGGATTTTTAGATGTAAACCGCACACAAAGGTCGATAATCGCTGGGAGTAAATATCCCAAACTTATAGGGTATTTGATAAGTTTGACTTATGCTGTAGACCCTGAACAGCTCCAGATATTCAACGAATTTCTTAAAGACAATCAGCTTAGCCTTCTCGAATCTGTATCAAAACTTATAGAACAAGGCCAGAGCAATGTAATCCTTCCAAAAGAAAAGGTTTCTTTGCTGTCTGGAATGGTGGCGCAGATGGTTGTAAGCGATAACTCTGGATATGAGAATCAGAAACCGACATGGAACTCTCTTATTGAGCAATCGGCGGGTAATTCCGGCCCAAGCGTTAGAGGTATGTACAAGGAGAGAGAGGGAATTACGCCAACAGAGTTGTACGACATTCTTAATAATCCTAGTGCGACCTCGCCCCTAGGGGTTATGCTTGACGGGGTGAGAGGGGGTCGGCTTACATCCATTCTCAGGTACTGCAACATCTTCGGACTTTTGTACTCGTTGTCCGATTATCGGAATTCTTACCAGTTAATGAACGAACCGGCAGAAAGATATGAAAAACTGCTTGAACTGGTGTCGAACCTGGAGACTCTTTCCGATAACCTCGAACTGGGGGCTTTAGTCCTAGAAAATAGAGAAAATTTTCAAGCAGACTTCTCTGACCCGCTGGTACAAGTACAAGGCAAGGTGTTCGAGGCGGTTGTTGATGTTGTGTCGGGTGGGAATGGGTTTCAATTCGCTCTTGCCGAGCCACCTGGTACAGGAAACTCTCGCCTCCCTAACGGTGTCAGAATAGATAACTCTTTGACTCCTGAAGAGGCGTCGGTACTGGTGGTTAGCAGTCCGGGTGCAGGATCGCAACAACCAGCATTAAGTGTAGATTCCGGCTCGTATATAAGGCTTTCGTTGTCAAACATCCTTTCACAAGGAGTTATTTTCGAGCAGGATTTGAATCCCGGTCAAGCCTTTGAACGGGATACGAGTCTTCCTGGCAAAGATAAATCTTTACAAGTACAAGTCTATGAAAAAGGTAATACGATTTTACGAGCAAGAAGTAAATTTGACCCTGTCGAATCTTGTAAAAGGTTCGGAGGTACGGATTGCGACCAGCTTGGTGTTGACAAGTGTGAAGGAAGCGGCTATAACAAATCTTTTTATCCTGAAACCGGATACGGTACCGAATCGCCCATTCCCGGTATTTTGATAGACAGACCGTTGGGCCGTGGGTTAACTGTTGAAATTGTCCCAGACAACATAGTAAAAAGTGATACAAATTACTACTACTCTTTACAAGGTATTACGGAGCTTTCCCGGTCCCCTGTTTTCAAAGACAACGAGATGCTTTGCTCGTCTATCAAAGATCCGTTTGAATACAGCGCCTGCATCTCTATGCTTAAGTGTAAAAGGTTTAATCCCCCGTATCGGGGTAAATATTTCTTTGAGTTCTGCCCGAGATCATTGTTTGGCGGGAGATTGGCACCATGATCTTAGGGTATTGTAAACTTGGCGACGGAAATACCAAACTTCTCGAATTCGGTAAAGGCAAAGAGTTTAATTATGTCAGAGGACAGGGAGTTCTAAATGCTGAGATAAGGCGTCAACTTAAAGACTCAATCGAAATCTGTATCTATTCGAAATCGTCGGGCATTGAAAGGTTAAAAATCACAAACCAGTCTTTGTTGACATGGGATGATCATTGGATTGATAGCAATAGCGGGAAAATTGTAGATCCAGAGATTCAAGAACTGGTTTTAAGCCAGAATGACATGGTGTATGTTAATATTAATACCCCCCGCCCATCACTTGAGATCTTGGATCTCAGGGGCAATAAAGGCTTAAAAGTGTTGCATTTGCACGAATGCTTTAATCTTAAAACTTTAGATATTTCGCAATGCCAAGCTTTGGAAAACGTATCCCTGGGGGTTAATAAAAACATTCAAACTTTAAATGCTAAAGATTGCAATATGACATCGAGTGCGATGGAACAGTTGTTAAGAGATTTTACTCCGGTGATAACAGCGAGTTCGAATAGCAGGGGTGCGGGGGCGTTTCGTTCGCCACATAACACACTGCTCGATTTGCGCGGAAATATGATCGACTGGTCGAATAGGCGTATTGCCAGTAAAATAAGAATGCTCGTAACTAATAATTGGGTGGTTAAGTGGAGTAATAATCCTCCGGCTGAGATAGTGCCGCCGCAGCTATACGCTCGATTCGTTGAAAGCCGAATAGAGATATCGGAATTCAAATAGTGGCAGATTTACGCACCAGGTTCATTGAGGATTATGCCGGGGGCTTGCTTAATATCGCGAGGCAGGAACTTTCTAGTACGGGCGAGGTACTAGCGCAGGACGGTTTCCCTGAAACAGGGAGTTTGTTTGTTGAAGATGGTAGAGGGGTGAAGTCTGGAATCAGACTTGGGTCGGGTATGGCCGAGTGTGTCGATCCTGTGACCGAGACGGGTATCTTAAATGTAAAAAGTGCGGATAGGACTTATGCCAAAATACGCGAACTAAAGATATTTGCAACGGCAATTGCATCGTCCCAAGCCGCCTTAAGCGAGTCGGTAGCAGAATCTGCTCAGAATCTGGAATCCGCCTTTGAGACGCTGGAAAGTGAGTTTGAAAGGCTGAGTGTTGGTGTTTCGGGCGAGGTTGAAATAGTCAACACGTCTTTGGGATTGAGAATCTCAAGTGTCGAGCAAAGTGTTGAAATCCTAACAAACCAGATTTCGCAACTTGAGCAGAAAGCGGCACCCGAGCCGGATCAGGACAGAGTTGTAATTCTCGAGCAAAGTACAGGGCCGATAAATGATCAAGACTCGTTCGAACTCGATCTTAACTCGGCCAGGTATTTTGGTCTTTTATCAATCGAGACGAGTATCCCAGCTTGGATTACTGTTTATACAGATAGGGCGGCCAGGGCCAGAGATAATAGAGAGGGGGCGGGTCCTGGTCCCGGTGTGATTGCCGATGCGGTCACAACTGCTCAAAACTTTCAAGTCGATTATTTACCACTGGTGGTGGGATATTCGGAAAACGGCATTCTCAGGGTTCGGGTGGTGAATCAGTCGGGTAGCAGGAACAATGTTAACGTCAAGCTACGGCATATCCGACTCTAAAGTGTCTATTAGCCAGCATATTGTTTCCAGCCCGAGTCTAATGACTACGACGGGTTGTGTTTTGGTAAATACGTAAAACAATATTCCTTCTTTCCTTTCTTGTTGCTCAGGGAACAGCGTTCTGAACGTTTTGTCATGAATATCCTCACCCCCCAGCATTTCGTACACGCTGTCGGGGTCAAAAACCCACATCACATTCGAGCGGTCTTTAGTGGCAACGTAAAGCGCGAAAGGTGTGCGATTATCGGCGATATACCTCAACGATTCAAGCACACCTTCCTTGTCGCCAGTCTTGTTCAAGGACTGGGCGAGTATTTGTTTTTCCTCGGGCGTGTTAATTGACACGGTAAGAACGGGCCTTTGAATTAAGGCCTAGTCGAGAGTAGATCTGCCTTGTCATGGACAAGGCGAGTTTTCTATCTTTCTCGGTTAGAAAGATCACGCCGGACTTAAATGCCGGTTTATCTGAGTCTTTTGCAGGAGGAGCAGCCTCCGGCTCGGATTTGAAATCCGGCACTTTGTTGAGGGGGTGAGACTTCTCTAAGGGGGGAGTTTCCCGCGCTTGCATTTCTTCTGGCCCACTCTCGCCAGGCTGCGATTTGCGACTTTGAGAACGAGTTTCCGCCATTTGACATTTTTAGGTGGGCTGGTGCTATTTTGCTTTCAACGCCTCGTAACCTCGGGTCATCGGTTTGCCCCCCCAGAGGAGGATCGGTTGGGGTCGAGAGCTGACTTACGGCTTACGGCTGCACCAGATCGAACACCAGCCAAGCGCAGACGACCGCGACGCCCAGCGCCACCGGCAGGGGCACAACACTCAGCAACCAGACCAGCAGGCCGGCCACCAGTGCAACGGCAACGGTGAAGCGGATCAGGTAGGGTATCACTCGACCCATCCAATCCGCAGCAGCGCCACCAGCAGCACCGCAACGGCAACGCTGGCCGGGGCCATCATTGCGGTGATCATTGCGACATCACAGGTCATGGGATAACAGCTCCGAATGTGTTGATTAGGGTGGTCACGCGGGCGTCAAGTAGGGCGAGGTTGAGGGATTCGCCGATGGAGTAGAAGGCTAGGCGGGCGCTTGAAAAGCTCTGGATTACCCCGCCGTTTGATCTTGCATATACAAACGTGTTTACACTATCAGGTGGACTAGACGTTACCACTTGCGCCATAGTTGATCCGTTGAGCCTGTAGGTAAACGATGCGCTGCTAGACCGAGAAACCGCCGCCAAAGTGTTTGCATTGATTCTGCTAGTAGAAACGGCGGCAAATGATCTACAGTCAAAGCGCCCAAAAATCCCGGTATCATCAATAGAGTTTCTGCCAGTTGAAAAGTTATCGCCGCTCGACACAATTGAGCCAGTACCCTGGCTTGAGACACGGACTGCAATGTGGCTGTTGTTCTGCGGGTCAGCATTATTAGCCCTATTGCTGTTCAGATAGTTGTCCGTTCCGTTTCCAGCCGTGCCAGTCTTTCGGTTGTAGCTCCATCCGCCTTCCGTGCCAAACCGAGTCGGCGCCGCCCCCACCAGCGGCACCAACGCACCAGCCAGCGTGCGGGCGCCGGCCATGATGCAGGAAGCTTTGATCGCTGGCCAGATGCCATCCGCCTTGCAGCCAATCACAAACGCCTCGATGGCAAGAGCCACAGCAGGTTCCAGTGTTTGGCCTTCTGCGTTGTGAACCCTTGCCAAGTAGTCCCTAGCATCAACATCCGCGATGTAGCCATAGAACGACGACGTAATAATCCAGCTCATAGCATCACCTCCGCGCACCTCGTAGTGGCAGTGTCTAATGGGTGTTTCATGGGATAACAGCTCCGAATGTGTTGATTAGGGTGGTCACGCGGGCGCCCAACAGGGCGAGGTCTAGAGATTCGCCTATGCTGTAGAAAGCGAGGCGGGCGTCAGCCCTATTCGTGAGTGGGTCTGGCGCTGCAAACACATGAATCATAAGACTATTGGGCGCAACGGAAGCGGTGGTGTTGCTCGCGGTAACACTGTTAACTCTGATGGTTTGAGCATTACTGGCCGTCCTTACATTGGCAACAAAAGCTGGCGCTGTTATCACAGTAGAATCTAAGGTAAGAACCCCTACACTAACATTTAAACGTCCACGCCAAGTGCCTGTTGTCCGCGATAAAGTGACGTTTCCTGCAATGGCGGACCCGCCTGAACTAAGCAAAAAGGCATCTGTGGAAGGGGCTTGGTTTACATATGTAGCCAAGTGTTTACTGTTCTGCGGGTCAGCATTATTGGCCCTATTGCTATTCAAATACTTCGTACTTCCATTTCCGACCAACCCCGTCTTGCGGTTGTAATCCCCCGCCACAAAATTAAAATTCGTCGGCGCAGGCCCCACCAGCGGCACCAACGCACCGGCCAGCGTGCGGGCGCCGGCCATGATGCAGGAGGCTTTGATCGCGTTCCAGATACCATCAGCTTTGCAGCCTTTTACAAACGAATGAATTGCCACCCGAACCTCAATCTCCAAGGGCTGACCATCTGCAATCTCAACCGCTGTGATGTATGCCGCAGCGTCAGGGTCGTCTAGGCCAATATACGTCCGGCGAAGTATTAACTTTCCTGGAGTGTAAATTGGGCTCATGGTATTACGACTGCGAATCTGTTGATCAGCGTGGTGATGCGGGCGTCAAGTAGGGCAAGGTCCAGGGCCTCGCCTATGGAGTAGAAGGCGAGGCGGGCGTTTGAATAGCCACCGGGAACCCCGACGTTATTCCCGACAAATACAAAGACGTTTAATGATGCGGACACGGCTGCTGAAGTTACAACAAGAGTTTGCTGTACCCCTGAGTCTCTTGTAATGAAATTGGCAGACGAAGATCGAGACGTAGCGATAAAACCTACAGCGCCTACCAATGAGCGACTCCCTGTTCCAGCAGGGATGAAGCTGCTAACACGGTTTCTAAATGGGTAAGACGTTGGGATTACGGCTTCTATCAGTGAGTCTCCAACACCGGACGGGTTGTTACTACGAACGCCACCATAAACACCAGTCGAACTTGCCGTGGTAACGTAGTAAGATAAGTGGTTGTTGTTTTGCGGGTCGGCACTTATGAGTCGCCCAGTATCTAAATACTTCGTACTCCCATTACCCTTCAACCCCGTCTTCCGGTCGTAGTCGCCAGCCACAAAATTGAAATTCGTCGGCGCCGCCCCCACCAGCGGCACCAACGCACCAGCCAGCGTGCGAGCACCGGCCATGATGCAGGAGGCTTTGATCGCTGGCCAGATGCCATCCTCCTTACAGCCCCTAATAAACTCATCAATCGCCACCGCCACGGGGTATTCCAATCTCTGATTATCGGCCTCCTCTACCCTTGTCAAATACGACTGAACATCAGGATCGGCAAATGTTGTTATGTAGCCTGGGCGCCATATCAACGTCATCCGTCGCCACCTCCATCCGTCTGCACCCAGGCCAGAGACTCGCGCTCGGGCGTTTCAGGATCATCTGCGGCAAACGTGCCGTCAGGGTTAATGGCCTGCACCACCGCCCACTCCTGCCCACTGCCATCAATCCATGTCTGACCGACAGTGAGTGCTGCAGGCCGCTCAGGCGGCGGCGCCCAGCCATACGGTGTCCCGTCCTGATTGAACTGCGGGTCAACCGCACCGACGAAGTACGGCCCAACTTTGTAGATCTCGGCACGCTGGCGGATGATTTCCACCACGCTCGCCTTGAAATACTCCTCAGGCGTTGCCGCAGGCACCTTGCCCTGCACCAGACTGAACTCTGCCACCAGGGCCGGAAGCAGATAATCGGGAATCTCGACAGTGAATGAAGCCATGGGTGGTGATCTCCTCAGTTAGTAGTGGCTTTTACTACTGCAAAAGCAATCACAACCGCTTCGCTCAGCGCCCCAGCAGTCACGTTCCGAACGGTGATCGTGGCCGAACCAGCAGCCGCTCGGGCACCGAACATGTACGCCCCGGTTGTGCCGCCTGAAACGTGGTTGATGATGATCAGGTCGGTCGCCGCGATCTGGCTGTTGGTCATGGTGAACGACACCGTCGTGTTGGCTGTCAGCTCAGCCGCATTCATCGTTACCTGCCCGCAGCGGGTGTCCAGCGTCACCCCAGTGCTCTTGCTGGTAGCCTGGGTCTGCGTGCCTCCAGCGCCGATCCCGTAGCCGAATGGCAGCGTGAACCGGGTGCCAGTCGTGGCATCGAAGATAGTGTTAGTGCCAGCAAGAGCGCCGTTCAGGTTGTAGACAAGCTGCCCAGTAGAGCCGCCCACCAAGGCCACAGTCCCCGTCTGATCAGGGAATGAGATGACGTTGTTCTTGGTCGGCGTTACACGCTGAATTGTTGTAGTGAAGTCGCCGCCGTCATCAAGTTTGATGTCACCCGGAACCTGCAATTCACCAGTGATCCAGCGAAAACCGGAAACAGCACCGAAGGCGCCATCCAGGTTTAGCTGAATGTCGCCACTGCTGCCAGCAGGGTTGCCGCCGCCGGGAGTCAGAAAAATAGCCATCAGACGTACTCCGTGACTTGAGCAGCGCCATTAGCACTGGCCCAGATGCCGTAGATAGCATTCGGAACAATGCACTGCTGATCGAGCAGCAAGAAGGCCCCGGCAGGTACTTCAATAAAGCAGTTTGCTGTTGTTGCCGGATTGGTAAAGCTCAAATACAGCTTGCTGGTGCTGATATTGCTGATCGAGAATCCTTTGCGGTTGGCGTTTGCCGCAAGGATCGTTACGCTGCTGGCACTACTGGCAACCCTGGTTGTGGTGGGTGTGCGTGTAGGTACGGCGGTCTCGATCGGACCTTCTGTTTCTTCGACCGAAACCTTGAGATTCCCGCCTGCCGTGCAGTGAATATCGGTAAAATCACCATTCGGTTTCATTGCGGCCAGGACCGCCTTCACCAGTTCCGCATCTTTCTCCGCGCTGATTACATCGCCAATGCGATGGCTAGAGGACTTGGTATATCCCTGTCGATAGAGTGTCTGTACTCTCGTGAAAGTAGAGGCGACAGAACCGTTGACAAACCGAACGCGGAAATAACGCCCACTAGGGGCCATGGAAAAGCTTTCCAATCCTTCAGCCACCTTGTAGGAGTAAGACTCCATGGCCTGCCAGTTCGTCCCGTCTAACGACGCTTCGAACACAAGTCCGCCAGTGGCAGAATTTCGGTCCGAGAATACACACACCGTTACCGTGCCATATTCAAGGATTTCGTCTCCGGCTCCACTAGCGTTCCAATTCTCGTTAGGGGAGAGACCTCCCGACGTCTTACTATTGTTAACACTTACTAGGTACGGGAGTTGAACAGGGACCGGGTTGTCAGACTCATTACTAATTTCTACTGCCGATCCGACTTCTACAGTAATCCCATCTCCCGTCAACGGATCAACTACATTTCCCTCGCTGTCAGCGAGCTGAATGACCTGGAACGTCCTCCCGCCAGCAATATTCAGCGCTTCGTCGTTAATCTGGCCTGGATTATTATAATTAGGGACCATTAACTCGACATCTCATGTATTATACTATTTAGCTTTCACCGCACCCGGGAATGTCTTTTAAATTCTGGCGTTCAAGTAGATTAGTTGCCAGATCAGTAGGGAGTAAATACTCGCCTTCTTCCGTCCATTTCTGCCATCCCCATATATCTTCGTTGCATGTGCCGTGCGGGATTTGTTGTGCTGAGTCAGCCGCATTATCACGTAAATTGCGTAACGGACCGGGATTTACTCTGTTCCGATTGCGTAGATATTCCGCCTGACTCAGCATCTGCCTTGTCAGACTCGAGGCTTGCGTCTCCCTCGAGCGATAATCAGAATTTTGACGTACCTCAACCCACCTCAGGTACGGATTTATTTGAACCGCCATTTGACAACGACAAGCTTACCCTACGCAAAGCTTTCAACTTTTTACAGTTGGCGAAAAAACCGTTTAAAGACTTTTAGCCCGCACTTGTAAAAATGGCTTTGAGTTCTAAGACAATTAGAGAGATCGAGACGTCGGTTAATGACGGTCTTGACGAATTTGACTTCGGTCCTGCTGAAATCATCTCGGTGGAAATCGCGCCGGGTAAATTCCTGTCTCTGCACGAGCCGTCCGCCGAAGACTTGATTGAAATTACTTCCATCTCGAATGATGAGAAACTTGATGAGATCCAGGCGACGCTGAAAACGATTTGCATCTTGCATAGTCCGGAGAACGGAGGTAGAAAACTCACCCTTAAGGATGCGAAACGTCTTCGCGCAAAACAAATCCGTCTCCTGGGCGAAGCGATTAACCAACTTCTGGGAGCGGATGACAAAGATATGAAAAGTGACGGTACAGGAGAGTTATGATTATACCGTTACTTGTTTAGACGAGGTGGGTAACGAGATAGTGTTTCGCGATGCGACAGGCGCGGACATCGAATTCTTTGACTATTTGTTATCGGATGACGGCAAAACTTTAAGCGCGGATTCCCTGGTCAAAGTGCTCAACCTTCTCAAGGTGTCAGAGTCTCCGACACGTATATCGCAACTTACCCCCCGCGCTATCCGCGCCTTGTACAAGGCGATATCAAATACCATTCTAGTTAACTACTTGGACAAAGAGTCCTGGCTCAGGCAATGCTATTCCATTCAAAACGGCTCGTTTCAAAATGTATCGGAAATGGAAAAAATCCCCCTGTCCAAGTTTGCCGCCATGTGCCTTATCCATAAAGAGGCGATGGATCAAATGAATAATCCACAAGGAAATGCAGAAGAACCCGTCAGTCCACAAGTTTAGCGCAGACGCTACGCCCGAAGAATTCTTGCACATGGCGTTAATATTATACGCGGTGTGTTTGAAGGCTGATATTACTGAGCTTAACCGGTTTGTGGTATCCACTTCTAAGGTGATTGATTCAGAAGATTTTAATAAACTTGTACGCAGAGTGAGCAAGATGTTAGGCAAGAAACAGATCTTGAATGGTGAAGTTTTTTGTTCGGACTGGCTTGTAAACTCGTTATACGAATTATATCAGGGTATGGGAGTTGCAAATTAGGTGCAGGTAGTTGAAAGCTTAGTGATAAGTCTGTCAAAACGGAGAATTTGACCTTGGCAACTTCGATTACAGTCAATGCGGCTAACCTTAACCGGCCAGGGGTTTTTATCGCCCAGTCGGTGACCGGAGGTCTTCCGCAACCCATTGCGACCCATGCGGTCGGTTATTTGTTCGGTACGACCCCGGCCGAAGAGTATTACGGCGACAATGCAGAGGGAATCTACTCGTCCTTCCTGCCTTACACCCCGACTCAAGTCGCTTCGGCACAGGACTTTTTGAATCAGATTGGTGGATCGGCTCCTACCGGCAGTCGCGGCGCACTCACTACCTACGACTCGGTCAAAGCGTACTTCGACAACGTAGGTGTTAATGGAATTCTTTACTTTACACGAGTAACCCCGACGCCCGAGACGGTTATCGACCTGCAACCGAGTAGCGCTGGTGCGGGGTATAACGCCTTCGCGTTGAAGGTGAATGGCCGTTATTTCGGTACGCCTATTGGTGTTCCGGACGACGATGGTGATGAAATCAAAGTCATTACCACGACCGGTATTGACAAACTGGATAATGCTCGCGATCTGTACGAGTATTTGTCTAGTGGTAACTCGGACAGCTTCTCCGACTTCTATCGGGTCGAGCAGACTGCGGACGAAGCGCTGTTGGGCAGATTCCGCATTTTCGCCCGGGACAACTCTGTGTTGCCGGAGGTTGACGATTTCTTTGCTTATAACATCAGTGATACGCAATATGCGACTAAGCTCTCGCTGAACACTGCCGATATCATCAAGGTGTACACTTCGGTCAAAGAGGTTAATTTCCGTTGTAACAGCCGCGACATCGCCACTGGCGAACCTGTTCTTTATGTGGACGGTTCGGCCCTGAGCTTGTTTGTTGCCGCCGCGAATAGCGACACCCCCGGCACTTATGATATGACCGATGCGGATGACAAGTCCTCCGCGCTTAAGGATTTCCTGGCCGATCAGGGTATTTATGCCAGTGTACCTAACGGCAAGATCGTTGCCATTAGCAAGGACTTTACGTCCGGTGTAGGGTCGGGTAATAAATGGCCCGATGCCGATGCCGCGTACTGGACTTACTCCACCTCAACCAGTAAGTTCACTAAGCTTGTGTCCGGCCTGAATGCTGTTGTTCCGACAGGCGCAATCAGTGCCGGTGTGCGAAGCGGTTATATGCCCGACTCGGTGCAAGTATTTTATATCCGCGTGGCGGGTGAGAATCGCGCACTGATTGTTAACGGTGCGGATCCGGATGAACTTGCAGAAAATCTCCGCGACGAGATTATCTCTATTCTGCAGGAGAAAGATCTTGACCAGTATTATAATGTCGAAGCGGTTTCTACCGGCTCTGAGTACTCGGCAGGTGTCTACGCACCGAACAACGGATATCGGGTGATTAATAATCTCGTGTCGAGTCACGGCTCGCCCTTTATCCGTCCGGATATCAATGATATCGAACTGACGGGGACTGTTGCCGTTGCCGGTGGCAATGTCACTGGTGTCGGAACTTTGTTCACACAAGAACTCGGTGTGGGGAGTGTGTTTGTGGCTGGTGGAACTCGGTTCACCGTAACCACGCTTACTAGCAACACCGCGATGGTGGTGACTCCGGCCAACGTGACCGTAACCGCCGGTACCAAAGCTTTTGTTGATAAATCGTTTGCCAACGGTTTCTTCTCGCACGACTACATTCTTAAGGTAAAGATTACCTCCAAAAATGGGATTGTAAGTCCGGTACTTTCGGGAACTAATCGCCAAGGGCTTATTGACGAGAATGTGGTCAAGCTGACGTCTATTGATGAGAACGTAGGCTACGCGTCTTACAAAATGTCCGCCCAAGCCAAAGCTCAAGATTTTGTATATGCCATTGAAAAAGGCATGGGCGGTGAGTACTACGCTCCCGGGTTCTTGTTTGCCCCTGAGGCATATAGAGAGCTTGCGTATGGGGCAGGCTCGGACCTCGCATCCAAGAGCGATGCGGCTGGCGAACGCCTGAAGGTCACACAGACGCTTGTGGCGGCTGCCGAAGGGCGTTTCGGCACCACCGAAGGTATTACAAACACCCAACACATGGCGTTGATAGATTGCGGGGGGGATATTGAAAACGTGTCCGAAGCGCAAGATGAACTCAGCCTTATTAAGCGTGTCGTGGGCGTTCCCTTCGGGCATGCCGCTTACTTTGCACCGTACCTTCGTAATACGGACGATCGCTTCGTGCCCGCAAGCGGTTACGTGGCCGGTATCGCCTCCAGCCGTTACATCAACGAAGGATTCCAGCAGCCCCCTGCCGGTTCTCGTTACCCGCTGCGCGGCGTAAACGATGTCAAATTCAAAATAAGTGCTCAGCAGCAAGAAGTTACTTACGCCTTGGGTCTTAATCCAATCCGTTCGCTTCCTAACCGTGGAATTGTGGTCTGGGGTTCTCGAACTCTGTCCAGTTCTCCGCTGTTCCGCTTCGTCAATACCCGCGTAATCCTCAACGCGTTGATTGATGTTATGAATCGCAGCTTTGATGACATTCTCTTCGAGAGTATTGACTCTGCCGGTACGGTGTACAGCAAAGTGAGTTCGATTGCGACACAAGTCCTAAACCAGTTCTATAACCAGGGCGCGTTGTTTGGCTCTGTACCCGAGCAAGCTTATCTTGTGGTTTGTGGCGATTCTAATAACTCTCCCGAACTTCTCGAGCAGGGTACTGTTCGAATGGATGCTTATGTGGCGACAAGCCCGACCCTTGAACGGCTTGCTATTACGATTGTTCGCACGCCGCTTGGTCAGGTATCTCTCCTGAGCGATTCGTTCAGCCGGAACGGTGAAAGGTTCGACGCCTTCTTACGGGCGACCAACCTAGGCGTGTAAAGCAAAGTATATGGCCAGACGTTTTAAAGGTCAGTTAGGGGGTGAAGAGGTCTTAAACGCCTCTTCCCCTTTGACAGAACAACAACCCAAACGGGTTGTTTATGTCGAGCTGTTCAGGTCCGGACCGCAGATTAGTTCTACGGGCCAGAAAATGGTATTTGAGGAGGGAGATCTTGATCAGGTTGTCACTAGCTACAACCCTAACAAGCATGAAGCTCCTTTAATTATCGGACATGAACAGGATGACGCGACCCCGGCCCTTGGCTGGGTTCGTGAAGTCTGGCGCAAAGGTAAGTCGCTTTGGGGCAAGGTCGAACTTACCCCCAAAGCTGAAAGGCTTATTCGTGACGGCGTCTTTAAAAAGGTAAGTAGCTCGTTCTATTTGCCCGACGCTGACACCAACCCCGCTCCGGGCAGTCTATGCCTGCGCCACCTCGGACTTGTGTCCATCCCAGCGGTGAAAGGTCTTACAGCCTTTTCCGAAACTAACCCCGAAGGCTCGATCACAATAACTCCAAGGGAGTCTTCTATTTCATTCCAGGAAACTTTTTCTACTATGGCTAAAAGAAAAACCGAAGCCCCCCAACAGCAGGTTGTTGACCACGCCGACGGGAAAGGCATGACGATTAATGTGAACATCAATGGGATGGGGCAAGCGGATACCGCGCCCACTGAAGTTGATGACAGCGGTATTGCTACTCAGGCGAGTGGCTCGCCCGCTCCTTATGACATGGAGTATGCGGACGGTATGCTGCCCGAAACTCCTATGCCCGGTAGCGCTGATCCCAGCCTCCAACGAACAGACATGGTCGAAGGGCCTGATGGTGAGGAGATGGGCGATGAAGGTGATGGTGAAGGTGAGCCGTTGCCTGAAGATGGCGAAGGCCCAGGTGGTGAAGAAGGCGAGGGTGATATGCCGCCCGCCGAAGGCGCCGATGTCGAAGACATGTCTGGTGATGACGACGAGCAAGTTGCCTCTGAACTCGCCTCGCAATACACCGAAGAACAACTGATCATGGCGCTGTATCAGCTTGCTCAGGGCTCGCAAGAGATGGGCGAAGGGATGATGCCTGGGTACTCTGAATCTAAAGATCCAGAGGATAGTGTTGCCGAGTTTTCTGAGACGAAGTCTCAGGATCCGCTCGCCGAGAAAGTCGCCCAACTGGAAGAAGAGCTTGCTGCTCAGAGGCGGCTTATGCGCCAGAAAGAGATTACAGATTTCTGTGAAAACCTTTACGAAAAAGGACAACTTACCGAGCAAGTCGTCCCGATTAACGACTTGTCCCGGTTCATGGAAACCTTGAATTCCAAGAACAACGTGAATTTCAGCGAGGCGGGCAAAGCTACTCAATTCGACTTCATGAAGTCGATGCTTGAGAAACTCCCGGCCATGGTCTCGTTCGAAGAAGTGGCGCCTGCCGCTACAGCGCCTAAAAAGCCTAAGGCTCCTCGCCCCAGCGCTGACGGCTATGTGTTCGATCAGCGTAATGCCGAAATCCATGCCAAGGCAGTGGAATACTCGGAAAAGAATGGCACGGACTACATGTCCGCCATCAAATTCGTCCTCAATAACGAGGACTGATCACGTATCGGTGTAACACGGGGGCTTACGCCCCCGATAGATATTCAAAAAAGTAAATACATTTACTTAATATCTATACCCCAGGTTACATAAACCGAAACCAATTGTCTAATAACCCCCTAACTTAAGGAGATTAAAATACATGGCGAAAGATCCTCGCTATATGTCGTTTGATCACCAGTATGTCGAGACCGTGACTGTCACTAACAGTACCGCCCTCACTAATGGTATTGAACGTTGTCGTTTTGTTAAGCGCGATGGCGCTTACCCCTCTGCTGGTGGCTATGCCGCTGGCGTGAACATCTTTAAGCTTTATGGCCAAGGTGTTCTTTCTGAAAAAGGCTATCAAGTTGAAGATGCAACTCTTACTCAACTGACTGGTACCCTTGGCATCGCTACCACCGGAGTTATGACCGGTGTTACTACTGAGTTTGAGACTGAACTCGAAGTCGGTACCACGATCCAAGTAGGCGGTCAGCTCTTCCGAGTGATGAGCATCGCTAGCGACCTTAGTGCGACTGTGGCTCCTGCCCCGGCAACCGCTGTTTCCACTGGCACCAGCGCCTTTATCTGGCCTGGCACCTACGAAGGTCAAAGCAATCCTTCGACTACCCCCCGCAAGCCTGGTGTCTTCCCTTATCAGTCCCTGATGAGTGTTGTGACTACCGGTATCGCCATTGTGGAAGTGGATTCGACCTCTACTTTTGCTGTGGATAGTGCGGTGTACTCGACTACTTCCGGTACTGCTTCTAGCACTGCTGGCGGAAAGGTTGTGCTCGGTCGTTGCCTCGATGTTATCAGCGCCGCTGGTGCTGGTCAATTCATCCGCGTGAAGCTTGGCAACGAAGCTGGCGCACAAACTAACTGATAAGGAGAGTTAACTATCATGATGAATTTAGATCAAGTTAGGATCATAGATCCTATCTTAACCCAAATCGCCCAGGGTTATCGTAATACAGAAGGTGTGGCGACCTTCTTTGCTCCTGCAGTTAGCATGTCTGTAAGAGCAGGTAGAACGCTTGTGTTTGGCAAGGAAGCCTTTGCCGCGCAGAGTTTCTTACGTGCTCCTGGTACCAATATCACGAAAATCAGCAACGAGTTCGGAACTCGTAACTTCTCGCTTCGTCAAGAAGCGATTAGCTGGCAGATCGCCGAAGAAGTTGCTGCTGAAGCTAAGAATGGTGCTGCTGCTATTGACCTGCGTGCATATGCAGCCAAGGATGCAGCTAACCGTCTGATGCAGAGCTGGGAAATTCAAGTCTCTGAAAAGGTGCTTGATATCACTCAATACGAGTCTGGTAATGTGCTCGATCTCGCTACTTATAACAGTGGTGCTGATCAGTTCAATAGCCCAACTTCTGACGTTGAAGTGCTGATTGACGAAATGCGTGAACAAGTAAGATCACAAATCGGTTGCTATCCGAACAAGATGGTGATCTCTCCTGATGCGTTTAACGCCCTCAAGCGTAACAAGCGTATTCGTGACTTCATGCAACGTGGTGTTCTCGTTAATGAGAAAACTCTTGCTGAGATCTTTGGTATCGACGAGATTCGTGTTGCACGTCGTCTTAAGCTCAATCAGGATACTAATGCGCTGGAGAATATCTACAACAACGTGGCTATTCTATTCTATCACCCGTCTCAAGCGAGTGATGGCTTTAGTCCGGCTATGGACGCCAACTATGGTAATCCTGCATTTGCGTATACCTACACGCTTTCAGGTTATCCCATCTCTACGCCGGAACGTTTTTCCGTGGACCGGAGGGTCTTTGAAGGTGACATCCTTGTCGAACGCTCTTTTGAGCTGGTAGGTATGGGTGAAACCGGCAGAGTGGGTGCCGGTGCCGTCTTTCTTAACCCTGTTGGTGAGTCTGCCTGATTAATTGACTAATCAGATAGCTATCCCGTCAGAAATGACGGGATTTTTTAATATACGCCAACCTTTATACTGAATTAGTTTTTTATTGGATAATTGAGAAAGAGAACTTATATTTAGCTTTTGTTCGGGGAACATTTTACTCAACTCTGATATAGATTTTCCCCGGACTTCGCCACAAATGCTGTGAAACCAGTCTATTGGCTTGTATTTAGGATACTTAGATACAAACTTAGGGTTGCCACCCTCTTTGTTATAAATACTCCACCCTTTGTGCTGGGAAATTTCCCCTAAGCTTAGTTTGTTTAGACAAGACCCATTCAAATTTTGGTCAGGGAAAATACTTATAAGCTCTCTGGTATTTTTCTGGAGAAAAATTCCGTGCTCCGGATGGTACCAGTCCACGGGTTTGTAGCTTTTGCGCTTTTTACCTTTAGATTCTAATAGTTTCCAACCTTTATGGGATAAATTCTTTTTATTAGACACGCCGGATAAAGCGCTTACGCTAAGATTTTGATCAAAAAATTTATTGACCAATTCTGTGACAGAGAGATTATAAATCTCCCCATGGTCTATGTGCCACCAGTTCCTCGAAATGTGATTTTTTCTCCTGTGCTGTTTATTTTTATTCTCCAATTTTTTCCACCCCTTATGGTTAGTTTTTTCTCCCCTATAAACTGAGTCTAAACATCTAATATTTAAAAACATTTCCGGGAACATTTCGCTCAATTCCCCCGAAGACTTTTGAAAAACCTCGCCTACCTTGGGATGATACCAGTCTTTGGGGATATAATTATAGCTCTTAGAACCCCTGTGAGATTCAGACATTTTTCTTCTAGTTTCATTTGAAACTATAGTTCCGGAAGAGCCCTCTCCCCCATTAGATCTGTTTAATAGTACTCCGGTTCCCAGGTCTTTCCTCCCGTATTTAAGTATAAGCTTCTCCTCCAACTCAAAGGCAGTTCTCTCATCGATATTCTGTTTGTATATTGTAATTCTTTCTTTGGGAGGAGTTCCACAGGGTCTCCCTCCATTTCTATAGGGTCGTTCCGGCCGACCCTTTCCAATATAGTAGGGAGTACCGTCCTCCCTAACGTACATGTAAACAACAAAATTCGTGTCTTCCATACCAAAAAGGCCTTCACCGGCCTGGATTCTAACACATTTTTCGTTGAAAGCTCTGTATAAATAGTGTTTTGCGAACTGAATGGCACCGTACACTCCACCCCCCGATTCACACGGTGTAGCTGATCAGTGCAGCCCAGCTTCAGTCGACTATTTTATAGACATTTTTGGTTACAACGAAGCCCTTGAGTTGTCGCGGCTCGAAGATCCCACTGCGAACACTATTAACTACGAAAAAATCCAACTCGCGTTGAATGATGCAGCTCTGCTGATACAGAGTTTTAGAGAGACTGCCCCGCCTGCAGGCAAGCTGTTAATTGCGGGGTCGTTTCGGCGTACTCAGGCCATTATTGCCCGCTGGTATTTAGATACCTTACGTCCTAGGCAAGCTGTTGTCGATGCGGCAGAGGCCGCACTCAAGCAGCTTGATATGTGGGCAAGTAAAGCAAGCCCGTCCACTGGTATTAAATGGCAAGAAGCGTATAGGTATTGGAACAGCCAATGTGCGATGGTTATGTCGAACACGCAAAGAGACCGGTCTCTTACCGATGTATCTCTGGCTAGGTGGGAAATGCGCTGGGGCACGAACAATCGCTGGAATCCATATCGGAGAAAGAACGCCGAAGTTATTAATAGTGTTACGGACAGAGGCCCTAGCGGCAACTTAAGCCGTAACGATGTCACTATAATCGGCGATAGTACACTAGCAGTTAACAAACTGTTTGATGAATTGGAAACAACCCGCGACCTGGCATCGTTCGCCGACACGCAGGAAGCCGTGAATCCACAAGAAGGTGATATTTTAGTGGTCGAAGACAGCGATGGAAATATCACTACATACGATGGCGGTTTACAGGAATCGGATAATTTCTAAGTTGAAAGCTTAGTAAGTTAGTAGGATATTAAAGGATGTCGCAAAATCAAAATTATGGCTATGATCCTTTGAACCCGGCTATGCCGGGTGGGGCGGGTATGCTGACTATCCTGCCCAATCAAGGAACAAGCGACTGTTCATGGAACAGCGGTTCGTTGTATGGTCTCAACCAATCAGGGTTTGGTGTGTTCCCCGACTCGACACCTTATAAACAATCGGCAAGCGAACTGCGCCAATACATTATTAACCTTGAAACTACCCGTAAGTTAAAAGATTTGGCTGATGTGAATTTTGCCCGGTCGCCCCAAGCCGATGACATCTTGGCCTACGACTACACGACCGGGTTCTGGGAACTGCTGGATTATGTTTCCGGCGGCGAATTCTGATTCACGGGAGTTTCCTCGCAGCAGCAATACAGTACCTTCCCCACCATAGCACATCCTGCGCCTTGAAGTAACGCGAGATGGGCACGGCTTTGGTGTAGACCGTCTCACCCGTCCCAATCAATCTCATTGTGAGATAGCCCCAGGTCTCCATGTACTCCTCGACCTGGCACTGGAATTTGCCGTCCAGTGTATTCTGCCATACAATTTTTGAGTCTGCCATAAAAAAGTGTTGAAAGCTCTTAGCGACACTATTATAGGCCATGCTTCTCGAGATTGAGAATCAACTTCACAGAAAAGTCCACGAGACTTTGGGGCAAAGCGCCGTGGTCCTCCGGCTCGCTGAAAGCCTCGATGAGTCTGGCCGCGTGGCAGAACAAGCCATGATCATCGTGTCGTTTACAGGTGCGGACACCGAAAACCCCCACGAAGGGGCGTATATACCGACAGTCCGTATGAGGAAGATGAATTATACGTTGACTCTGGTACAAAAGCAAGCACAGCGTGAAGGACATTCTTTCTGCCTTCCTATTCTCGACCTATTGGCCGATGCGGTCACCGGGTGGGTCCCAGAAATACCGGGACTCGAATTCCAAACCGGCTTCGAACTCGGGCCAGAAAAATTCGTGCAAGTCACGAAAGAAGGCTCTCAGTTTATCTACGAGCAGACCTACACCATCAAAGTGTTGATTGCGGATTCGAGATTCTATTCTCAACCCTGTGCAGCCTTCGACCCTATTAGGATGGAGGACTTCTTGCCCGTACGTAAATGTCTCGTTACTGCTGATAATCGGCAAACGGGTTTGGCGGTTTGGAGGAGGACAGTAGGTGTCGGCCAGGTGCAAAAATATGTTGTCGAAGACTCGCGATGCGGCAGACTTATTGGTGACAGATTGCACTGGGAGTGCATTGGCCCTGTGGGTTCTGGAAACGCTGAATACGTGTTTATTCCGTCAACCGCAGTAAGGCCAGACGGCACTATTGATAATTCTAAAGTGACGGCGGGCACTTTGAATAATTTTTGGAAATGCACAGCGGAGGGCATTAAGGCAGGAAGCGATTACCCTGATTGGTTTAGGCTTAAAATCGATGTGGGGCTTTGGAGAAACGAGATTGGCACGATCCCAAACACCGAGCCGGGTAAATCGGCCAGACAACAATTGAACATCGACCTTACAAAGGTGTATAATGGGGAATCCAGCCCCTGATTTCTCGCCCCTCCCACCATGAAAGAACAATTTATCGACCTGCTTACCGCACAGAACAACCTTGCTCATGCTGCGCATCTCGCACATTTTAATGTTGACGGACCTAATTTCTATCAAAACCATCTCCTGTTTGAGAAGGTGTATGAAATAGTTGGCGAAAAGATTGATGCGACTGCCGAACTGGCCAGAAGCCATGGTGTAGAGATTCCGGCCAAGATTTATCACAACGTACCCGAACTAGAATGGTCGACTTGCGAAGAACTTGCCGAAGAGCTTTACGGGGTGACGGAAGACTTGTGCGAGTCGATGAAGAAACTTCACATCAAAGCGGATGACGCCGAGCAGTATGGCGTTCTTAGCTTTGTGGAAGGTCTGATGGAAGATATGGCGAAAGTGAAATATTTGTTAGGGTCGGTAGCTAAGGTTGGCGATAAAGCAGAGGACAGTGAAGACGAGGGCGAAGGCGGAGACGAAGAAAAAGGGGAGGACTGATCCTCCCCCTTGTAAATGTAGAATCACGCAATAGGGCGGTAGCAGACATTCGCTACGCCTTGACTCGCTGGTGCGATCTGTGTAAAGGCGCCGGAGGACAGGTCGAGAACTCGGTCGCCAACAAACGGGCCCCGGTCCGAGACCCTTACCACGACTTGCCTGCCATTGGACTGGTTAGTGACGAGAAGCCGGGTACCGAATGGGAGGGTTCTGTGCGCGGTTGTCATAGCGCTGGGGCGCATGGTCTCCCCAGAGGCGGTTGTACGGCCAGCGAAGCCGTCTCCCAGTCCGTAGAACGATGCTCGGCCGCATACACGAGCTAGGGCCTGTGAAGGCAGGGGGAAAGCGGACAGCAGGGCGAGGGAGAGGAGAGGAATGGTGAAAAAACGCATTAGAATAGAGCAAAGGACACCGGACAACAAAATAATGTGGAAAATGTTAATTAGCCACTATTGATGCCGGGACGCACCTCAAGCACAACGTGTCGTGAAAGCGGTACGATTCGGGCTTGCTACGCAAGCCCGGTATAGGGAACGAAAACCTACCGCAGTATTCTAGCACACAATAAAACAGGGGGGGGGGTTCAAAAAATTGCAAGGGGATAATGGACTGCAGGAGAAGGGATAATGTTGCGAACCAAAAAAGCAACCGAAAGAATAAAGTAAATCACCACCATTCGATTCAAGAATTTTTGGTCTTTGGCATTAGCCTGTGCCAGGAAGATCAAGAAAGCTATGAGGGAGTAGTCACCAGGGTTCATTGGCCTTTTTCAGGTCGTGTAGTAGATTTACCGAGTACGAAGGGAGTAAGCCATTCGATCACTCCCTCTTGGCACAGAGCCTCGAAAAAGGCCGGGTTATTTTTAACACAGGATGCAAGATCCGGTGTACAAAAAAGAACCGAGGTTTTGCCTTTGACGTGGGATTCAGCGTATTTTATTACGAGATCTGAACCCATGTTATCGGCATCAATCCAGTCATTAAGATCGAGCAATGCCGCAGCTTTATCTAGCTGTTTTTTTAACTTTGCCGGGACTGTCAATCTATAAGTGCTTGTATTTTCAGACATCACTCCTCCCCAACAAAAGACAAGAAGCTATTATCAATCAAAGTAACGGCCTCTTTGTCCGACATTTGTCCGTCCTCGACCAGAACCTGGTAAAGAAAACGGATCGGCTGGAATTCTTCCGACTCAGGATCGCAGTTCGGCCGATAAGAAAGGATCAAGCCGTCAATGTACGGAACTCCTTTATCATCGCATAGTTGAAAGACTTCGGACAAGTCCTCAGTCTCGGTCAATAGCGAGGGGAAGGGGAGGGCGGGCATGGCGTTCGTGAGAGGTGCTCAGCGTCCACTCTAGCACGTTTCAAGCGAGTTAAGGACAATGACCAAGGAAGTGATGGTATGGGCGCGTCCAGGGGCTTCTGGGTGGGGCTGAGACACTGTCACAGTGCTCGCATTAGCAGATTTGCGGAAAATCTTATCCACCTCGATACTACTGAACCAGGCGTTTGCATGCGGCATTTCACATATACCGTAATTGAATCGTAGCCAGGACCAGGACCAGAGGTGGGCTATTTGATACAGCGCTGAGACGAGGTCCGCGTCGCGTTCGTGGCACATAAACAACACGCTGTCGTGTACGGACATGCAGAACCTCGCCTTTACATTATACTTTTGCAAGAGGTATTCCATGCCCGTTAAAAAGGCGTGTAACATCGCGCTGCCTGTAGACTGAATAACCCAGTTATTGCGCATTGTAAAGAAATCTTTACTCACGTTAATCGGTCTAAAAGCGGTTGACATCTTCGTGCCGGACAACGGGTTGACCGGTATCATCTCGTTGGCGATTTCCGCCATTACATTGTACGCGTAAGAATCACTTCCATTTAAATATTTGCCCGAGCCGCCAGGGGACTTCTCGCCTTTTTTCGCTTTGATAAGTTTTTGCCCCATCGCCATCGCTTCTTTCATACTTATAGATTTGTTCCCTTTACGGATGGTGTTTGCGAGTGTTTTTGCCCCCGACCCATAAAGCATGCCATAGTTACAGTTTTTAGCGATTGTCCTAGAAATCCCTATTCGTTTCGCGGTCATACTATGCATGTCCGTACCGTCATCTTTGGAACCTGCAAGCACACTATGGCTGTACTGTGTACTGCCTGCGATTTTATAGTTCGAGTCGGCAAATATGCTCGCAACCACTGCTTCTTGGCCATCGTAGTCTGAAGAAACGAATGTATAAGGCGACTTAACCTGTACTCTCGTCTTAACTTCCGTGCCGATTTTTTCCGGCTTAGGGTCAGGCACTGTTAACCATAAATGTTCTCCCGCCCTATTGCTCACAGTGTTATGGGGGACAGTTTGAGGTATTATGATTGTGGTTTCTTTGTCGTCATAGGCGGAAACCGGTAACTGCTCAAGTACACGACTTCTTACCGACGTCCAGTAACTCACTTTAATAGCGAGGCGGATAAGTTCTTGAGCCTGCGGTAAATCGCTTGACAACCTGCCAGATTCAAAATCGTCAAGATAATCCTTGCTGAGTACGCCGCCTACGTTCACACCTTCTCCATTCGGATGGGGCAAGCGTTCATACTGCGATTTTTCTCCGTCCCAAAAAACCCATCCCTTGTCGTCTGTGTGTTTAATCGGCTGGCCTTTCCATTTCAACCGAAGCAGGATATGGCTTAATCTGCTCTTGGTTGTGATTGGCTTGAGCACAATTTTCTTCAATTCTTTGCAGTTCTCGGCATTCCCCCTATACCATTTAGGGATACCGTACCAGACTGACTTAGGCTTTCCATCCTTCTTAAGGGCATAGTTAGCCGACCAGTCGAGCTGTGACAACCACGGATCAGACTCGACATCAACATCGTCGTTTCTCCAGTCCTCAAGAGTTTGTTCAGCAAGCTCGGTCAGAAGTTCGCTTTGCCGGTTGATCGATTCGCTCCAAACATCTTCACACGACTCGACCCAGTCATACCATTTGTCGGTGACGGGCAGGACGGACGAAGTCTGGGCAAAATGCCCACACAACGTTGTAAGTGACGGATTAGATTGAAGATATTTTAATGATACTATGGAGTAAAGTTCGAAGGTCAAATACGCGTCTCGTAGGGCGTAGGAAACTAATTCGTCTCTGTCGGGCAAAAAGTCAGCCATACTTCCTGCTTTGACAAACAAATCTCTTGTTTTCTTCGACTCTTTCTCTACCGGTACGTCAGGAGAACAGTGAAAGTTATACGCATCAACTAAGTTATTAAGCGAGCCGTATTTTACCCAACCCGGTTCAGTAACCCATTTGAACGACTTATCCTTGGACTGGGTGAACCAGAAACGTTGCTCGGAGGCAAGTCCGCTAACATTTATATGGGCGGACATTGTGTCAAACCATAAGTTCCCTGTTGGATTTTCCTTATCATAAGGATTATGTTCAAGAATATACGCCTCTTGGGTGCGTTGCCGGTCAAACCCCACGTTATGCGCGATTAGTAACGAGTTCTTGGTGCCAAGCTTTACAAGCTTGGGCATATACGGTATTTCCGGGTCCACAAACGACTCATGCATCCACACATAATACGAGCCGGACATGCCGAGGGCCGTGGCGAGCACCGGATGACCAAAGTGCGAACCTTTGACGAATGTTTCGCAGTCGAAAATCGCGATCTCCTCGCCTTCCAGTCCCTTGTCGTTTAAAATATCAATCTCCCACACCTCATCCCTTAAAGTGTAGCGTACCCAGCCCGGGGTGTACACAATGTACGAGGATGGGGGTGGAGAAACAGCTTCTATCGCAGCAAACTTCTTAAGGAGTTGAGCTTTGTCCTTTACAATCCCTTCGCTTATGCTTTTAAAATGCTGTGCAATGTCTTCACCTTCTAGGTCGGGGAGAAAAAACTCTGGCAACGAAGTGAATATTTCCGGGTTTTTGACGGGAAACTCTACGCCAAACTTCTCCATCTCTTCCATAATCTCGGCGATCTTGGGCTGGCCGCCTTTCCAATCCCCGCACAAGTCTGGGGCATAGTTCTCGACCGCCTTACGCCCAAACGCCTTGAACGCCATTTCCTCGGGCAGGATGGAATAACCAAGTGAATTAACAGTCATTTGAGATCAGTAGTAGACAAGAAATTCATCGCGATCGGTGTAATAAACACCTACCGCTTCAAGAGAGGTCGCATCGATTATCGAGACGTTCTTACGCCGGTAGGGGTACCCGTAATGGCCGAAGAAATACTTGTAATCGTCTCGGATACCGTGCCTGGCCAGGTCGTTATTCCTGAACCACACGTAACCTGGGCCGTGCAATACTGTTTCACGAGTCACTTCCCTCGTGGCATGAGGATAATAGGCATGTGCGAGCCGGAATTCGCCACCCAGCTCCAGGCTCAAAGGCGCATTTGACAACAACGAGATGTATTTTACCCGTGTTTGCAGGTCTATTTCTCTCAACGCCTTTAGAGTGGATTTTACTTCCTTCTTGCGAATATCTTCTACCGGCATTACAAGGCTTTTAAGGATATAGTTTTCGTTATTACCCAGTATAAGTGTGGCTTGGCCTTTGTCAACCATTTCACACACTTTTGCAAGCATTTTTACAGGCGAGGTTCTTTTCGTGAACCGAAAAAACGGTTTATGGTGTATAATGTCGCCTACAAACACATAATGATAGCGCAGGGACGGGTCTCGAGCCAAAATCCTCTCCAGGACTTCGACCCTGCCGTGCAAATCCCCCACAAAAGCCCAAGGCCCCTGGTCAGACGTCATAAATCCGGGCCTCAAGGCACCACGGATTCAGTTTACAGTAATTTTCGAAGGCGAGGGCGGGGGAGTGACGCTTTAACGGTTGGAGCAGGAAAAGACGTTGCCAAAAAGTCGAGAAGGCCATAGAAATTTTTTAACCAGCCCATACTCTATCACACGTACCGAGAATCGACAACCCTTAAAGCCCCTTTGTGATCTTTTGCTAACCAGACACAGTAATGGCCGGGGAAATCAACAATTACATGGACTATTGTACACCCGAGGCGACTAAGGTAAAACCCTCTCATAAGTGTACAGGGCTGATTCTGGCGGGGTGTGAAAAAGTTTCTGTGAAAGATTGAACTGGTTAATAAAGAAAGTTGCAGCGATTACGACTCCGAACCAAATCCATCTCGTCTTTTTTAAATCTTCAATCGACGTCTCTAGGGTTTGAATCTTATCTTTAAGATCAGACTCCGTCCTTTCGATAATCTTTAAAGTTGCACTGTTCGCCTCCGCCGAGCGATCAATCCGCTCTTCGTGCCTGGTCAGGATACGGGAAATGTTTTGATTCGATTCAGAGATCTTGTCTACTGCCTGCTCAAGTTTTGAAAGCATTTGCCTACTTAACTCGTCAAAAGCCTGTAGCCTTTCCTCAAGCACAGTTAATCTCGCATCGGGGGAAATTGAAAGTTTGGGAATTAAAGACAAAATAAACACCCCAGTCAAAAGCCTATACACATAGCTTTCAACCAGGGTGTTGGGTGTTTTTACCAGAGGCCCGGAATTACTTGACCGGTGAGGGCGTAGGCGCCGAGGGAAGCGATAAGGCCGATAAGACCAAGGCGGGAATTCCAGAGTTCGATTTGCTCAGGGCTCGGTTCTTGCATTTTAAAAATCCTCTTGCTTACAGGCTTTAACCGGTTTTTTCTCCGAATCGCGGAGCATTGTCAGGAAACGCTGACATTCCTTCGATTCACGATCTCGAATCTGTCTCTGGCCGAGGTGGTAAGTGAGGAAAGCGGGTTTCATTGGTCGGAAAGTGTGTTTACAGGGCTTTCAACTCTACCAGTCGTAGGGCTTGTCCTGCTTGCCGTTGTCGAGTTCGTTTAACTTGTCATTGAAGTCGGCTAAGATCTCGCTTAAATTATCAAACAACTTACCGTTAACTGGTAAGTGAGATATGTTTACTTCGTTAAGTAGCCGTTCTCTAAAAGGGGCGACTCTTCTCTCTTTGATAAACTCCCTGTAGTCGTCGTAGGACTTGAAGTGACTGGTTCGAAGGTGGTTCTCTGGGAGATGTTTTTTCTGAAACTCAGTAAGCTTGTTCCAGGCTATTATTCCAGATCTGGTGAGGTTGGCTGGTCGTTGAGGCGATTGATTGGTCATGATAAAAAGAAGTAAAGCGAGAGACCGGGATCGAACCGGTGACTAGAGCTTGGAAGGCTCGGATGTTACCTCTACACCACTCTCGCTGGAACTTGCTAGGGAGACCAGATCATACACGTTAAAATCAGGGTCTTCCCTGATTTTACCATGCACCTCTCTGTGGCAGTTAGCACATAGTAAAATGCATTTGTCTAGTTCTATTTTTTGAGATTCCCATTTAAGACCTTTAAGTTTACTAGGATCTATCTCCTTCTTTTCGGGGTCAACATGATGAAACTCTAAAGCATCATTACAACGATCATAGCCGCAAATTTGACATTTTTTACCCTTGTAGTCCAAAGCTTTTTGCTTATTTTTTCTTAGTTTTTCTACTGTATATTTTGAATTGCATTCTTTACAATGACTTTGCTTTTTACCAACCTTCTCTCCACTTTTTATAGTATAAGAGTTATTATCATTTAGTTGTACCCCGCAACGACAACAATTTGTAACACCTGTATATTCCCTGTATAGAGTTTTTAGTTCATATTTTTTAAGCCAACGCCTTACATTGGTTTGACTTTTCCCAGTAATTTTAGCGATAGCGTACGTAGATTTACCTTCCAGTACAAGCTTTTCAAGAAGAGTTCTATCCATAAGAATTAAGATTAACGATCACACGTCGAATCGAACGACTCGCTGCTCCTTCCGGCTAGTTGTTAACGCAGATGGGCTTAGAAGGCCCATGCCAGTAGTGTGACCAGGTGGGAGTTAGCAATGCTAACTCAATCGGTGAGAGGGGCTACGATCCCCTACGCCTTTCGGCAGCGGTTTTTAAGACCACCGTGTCTACCTGTTCCACCACTCACCGCTGTTTGGTACGCGCCGATGGGGTCGAACCATCTCAAAGCCGCTAATCTGGCGGAAAAGGTTTATAAAGCCTCTCTGACTACCGAGTCTGACGCGCATGATGGGGCAAAAGCCCCGTAGTGGTTAATTACCCTGCCCTCTATAGCGCTTCTTGGCGCCATTTCTGCTCGTGGCGCTGAGCCTGGTGTTCAGGCCGTTGCCCTGACGAGTCTTTTTCGGTTTGCCCTTGGCAAAGGTGGAGCTGAGGGTGGTGGGCGAGGGCTTTTTGGCCATTTCCTTGGAGAGGAGACGATGTCAGTATAGCACGGGATCCTGTCAGATCAACCGTTCGAGGTTGAGGCGAGACGCTTCAATCAAAATAGCCTCGTTTAACTCTTTCCGGGCTTCCTCCTCCTTGCTCTCAAAATGCTTAGAGGCAAGCCAGCCAGACATTGAGAGTAAGGCGGTTGCAGGAACGACGAACTTCCTCGTTGGCTCGCCCAATAGCCCGAAGCAGGCTACTAGAAAGGTGAAGTATAGTGAGAGTTGGGCAGTAGACCTGGACTTTTCCTTTAAAGAATCAATCTTTTTCATTATCTCTCTCATTTTATCGGTGACGGTGAAAATGCTCATGGGGTTTAAGGCAACACCTTGTCACCTTAGCACGACAGTAGGCTCGCTGCGCAATGAGTCAAAATACTCCACCAAACCGTCCACGATCCCTGACGTGTCAACCAGGTCCGAGCAGGTAAACACGTCGATGGCGGCGGATTCCCACTCCGGCCAGGTATGGATCGAGCAGTGCGAGGTAGTTAATAGGGCGAGGTGGGTAAATCCGCCATTGAATTGATGCGAACTTGTACTTATTATTTCCGCCCTACACTTAATGAGTAAATCAGTAATAAACGGTTCGTACTCGTGTAAGTTAACAAGCCTAGAAACATTGCCGCACTCATAAAGGTTAAGCAAGACGTGCTTGCCCATGCTACAGTCGAGTAACATAAAACGCCTCGCTTTTATCCTCAGAAGCTTTCAACTCATGCATTTTAAATAATTCGGGCGGGAGTATATGAGGTGTAAAATGTCTCAAGTACCGGCCACGATTCCTGTAAGGGGTGGAAACACAAACCTTATGGCCCATCACCGCCAAAGATACAATCTCTTTGACCATGCTATCAAATTTCTTTTTCGTCCAAAGGTAGCGACAACCGTACGAGCCGTACTGGTAGGGAAAGTTAAAATATATTACAGTGTTATTGTCCACTGCTGTGGTTTTAAAGGTGTAAATGTCGCGAACTTGGAAGTCCACTTGTCTTTGTGAATTAATTTCTGACCACTTACTTAAAGAGTTGTAGTCTGGTGTAACAGGAGTGTGCTCCCCGACAAACATCCATTTGTTATAATGGTAGTAAAAACCGCTCATTGACAATATACAATAGTATCGGGCTGTGTCGGTCCAGTTCCTTAGGATTCTACCTCTATCCTTGTTATTAAACGAGGCAAGTTCTTTGCACCTTTGGGTCCAATTCTTTCCGTTATCGTACTCCTGCTCCCATACCTCTTTGATTAGTTCGTGCGCAGTAGGGACGAGCAGAAACTTATGCAGTTCGAGCATATATCGTTCTTTGGTACAGAGGGTGAGTTTAGGCGAGGAGGAGAAATAGGGCAGATCTGCTTGCGCTGTGTCAATACACAAGACGTGGTGGTTGTTTAGCTCGGGATAAAGTTCAAGGAATTGGAAATGCGTGTCCGTACTGCGCCCCGGACAGTGTATTACCTGTTTCATAGTCCAGGCAAGGAGATTTTATGCCAATCTTTGCCATTCCAGTAAGAAATTAGCCGTCTTGAGAAGATTCTTACCGTGCCTGGGGGCGGACCATAGAAATTCTTGCCTTTTTTGTCATTAGAACTAAACAGCTTAAGCATTTTGTACCTTGTATAGGCTTCGCAGCCTTGGCAGAGTTCTTCCGCCTTGTGAACAAGGTATTTTACCTCTCCGAAAGTGATTTTTTCATGCGCGAGGTCGAAATACGCGTGATTTAAGTATTCAAACTCCCCGTTTGGCCGTGGATTTGCAAAAGTTTGATTCACTTGTAAGAGCCTGTTGCTAGTGAATTGGTTTACGTTGGCATCATTAACCATATTACCAAACTTTTGCAAATCCGACACTCTAAAGTCCTTGTAAGTATCGGATAAAGTCACTAAAATTCGGATTTCTTGGGAACAAGAAGTGCTCGATGTAGTCATTCGCGAACTCAGCACCAAAATACGCCTTCAGGATACCACGAGCGGGGTCGTGCGTGGCCATGTACTTGCAATAAGCGGTTGGGGGCAAGGCTTTAGCCCCTGAAACCCCCTCCAGCATGCTGTAATACAACGATAATGTTGTGTTACAGGCACTGTAAAACTCAGAATACACTGATTTCTCACCTTTCTTAAGCCAAAGCCAAGGTGAAAAGTGTTTCTCAAGGTCGTAGTGTTTGGATTTTAACCGGTCCCGGGGTAAATCCGGCCCTAAATACGGCTTTATAAGTGTTAAATCTTGGGCTTGGGGGTGAAAATCCACCGCACCAAACGATTTTCCCGGCATTTCAATGTATTCACACCCAAATACCGGCGTATTCACCCCGTTCAAAGGGAAAATTGCCATGGTCTGGGCGGTAAATTTTCCCGGAACGTGCAAAATACACTCGCGTCGAAGCGATTTCTCGCTTTCATACGCTTGTGAAACAAGCGTAGCGGCTTTTAATCCCCTTTTCGAGGCGATTCCTCGGCGATAATCACCCCTGTGTAAGGGGAATTCTTGTAATTGAGACGGATTTATCGGCATTCAGCCTCCAAGTAAGCAGATCGCCCTCTTTCCATCCGAGCTGTCCGACCACGTCAGGCGGGAAAGTGATCGTGTAATCTTTGCCTATTACGGTGGAAAAGTTGAATTTCGCCGGAGAAAGCCCCTTTTTAATGTGATTTTCTAAATCTTCGCACAAGTCATCCGTCATGGTGTCCACGTACTGAGACAGTCCGATGGCCAAGTTCATTAACTTGTCATTGTCGCTCGGATCGATCTTCGCGTTGTCGAGCAGCCGCAACAAAGCGTCCAAATTGCTTTGAACAGAGCCTGTGAATTTAAGAAGTTTTTGCTCGTAATCGTCCAAGTCTTCAGTAAAAGTCGAAGTCATAGTGGTTTAAGCGGGGCCGAGTCCAAATCTTAGCAGATTATCTCCAGGGCCAAGGCGCTCGCTACTTTCCATAACGCAGGAAATATCGCCTGTAGGCTGACCATCTCCCGACGCTGGGGCGGATTCCGAGGCTGGCGCAGCAGTCGATGTACGAGTTGAACTCGAACCAGGGTGTTGTCTCAGCTTCACGACTTGTCGTCTCCTTTTGAGAGTACTTGCTCAACCATTTTAGCATATTTTTTGGGAACATGTCCAATCCGCATTTGAAATCTTTGCCATTTAATCCCCCATAACAAGCGCCATTTGAACATTGTAACTAGAATCCAAAGCCTGAAGCGGGCAAATATCTGCAAATAAAGATATTCGCTTACGTTTCGGTCTTGAAACACAATCCAGGCCAAAACTATTAAAGGGAGTAAGTAATAAAAAGTCAAGTCTTTTGCGCAGTCATAAGATCTTTCAACGTCTCTGCGGAGTTAAGCACTGAGACAGGCACAAAATAGGCAGCTCGACCTCCGGCCGGGTCCGACCAATACTCCTTTTTCATCACGTCACCTGAAACGCACCAACCTTGTATAAAAATCTCATCCCTTTCAATAGTGACAAGGACCATGTTTTTATCCGGGCGCTCATTCCTTTGCACAATAAGGTCGTAACAATGCCTGCTTCGAGTTTTTACCTCAATGTCATAAGGTAAGTCAGAGCTTCCCCATCTCGGCAGGGATTCCCCAAAGACCGATTCCTCAAGGCCGAGATGCGCCGCTACGGCCATTTCCCCCATCGCCCCCAGCTCGTGCATTTTTAGCGACCTTGCTCCTTGAGCCGGGGCCCCGTTTCTTCCCACCAGCCCCTTGGACTCGTTCTCTTTTTGGCGCCTTTGAGCTTCTTGCAGAGCAGCGTGCTTTAGTCTCGGTTCCAGCTCGATTTTTAACATTTGCCTTAGGGGATTTACTCGATTTTATAAATTCTCCCCACCTGCTGTCAATGTCCCCCTTGCCCAGGTTCTCCTTCAGCCATTTATTGAACTTTCTGGGGGAGATCCCCGCCCTCTCCGCTTCCGCCTTCATAACGTCTTTACGCCCCTGTGGCGCAAGGGGGGTCTCAGGGATACTCTCAGTCATCCAGACCGACCTTGCAGGCGATTCTAGGCACCGCACAGAGGCGATTTGACCGCATATATAAGCGTCTAGATCGCCGCCCGGGTGGGACAGCCGCTCTAAGTCGGACGCCTTCGACTTGGCCATCTCCAAGTCCTCTCTGACCGAGCTTATCTCTGTCCCAATAAGACTAGAGATTGGAATACCGATTACATAAGTTGCAAGGTCTCGGCTAAGTTTCCATTTCTTCATCACTTTATCCACCGCTTGCTCTTTGGTAGACGATTTCTTTACAGTGTTTATAAACACATCTAAGTCGTTAAGTACTGTTATCACGGCGTTTAATCTCGACTCCTTCGCCTTCCACTCTTGCATTTCCTTGCCGTGCAATTCGCACAAATAATCCACCCTGGCTTTATACCACTGTTCAATAGCTTGCCTCACACCTACAGTGACCGGCTTGCCATCAATCCCTACAGCGACACACGACACGTTATGAACGTGTTTGAGTCCCGTATTCTTTACAAGAGACGGAATACTTAAATCTCTGTCTTCGGCCGTCTTGAACACAAGCACAATCCTTATCCCGTCTCTGCTGGAATGGTCGGACGCGTCAACAAGACCGGGCAATTTCTCCGCCTCAGCCAGCTCTCTGACTCGTTCAAGAAATCTTTCTGACGACCCTTGGGCCAGGCGGGTAATTACAAGGCCCGGACGTTTTGACCGCTTGCCCCATACAATATTATCGTCTTTTACCCATTGCCCATAGGCTGTGATGGCCCCTTTGCCTGTTAGTAACACTTGAACAACACCTTCATCTTTGACTATTCTGCCTCCTTGGGGCGGTTCGGGAGGCCTGGTAAACCTCCCAGCCAAAGTGCTATCGCGTATTTTCGGTGATTTAATCCACGAGACAGTGGCGTTCGCAACATCAGACAAAGGCCAGGAAATGTGCGAGCAAGCATAGCCGGATGCGATACCTTGTGTGCCCGTCAGCAACAGAGTGGGAAGCAAAGGAACTATACGCACAGGTTCCTGCTTGCTGCCATCATAATTATCGCGCCATTCCCCCACACTTTTAATCACCTGCTCGATGTACAGTTTCTGCGATATTGACGTCGAGCGTACTTCCAGGTAACGGGCAGCGGCTGGCGAATCGTCCGACACCATTTGACCGGCATATTCTCCCGTTTGAATCGATCCACCAGCATTGCCGTGCAAATCGGTAAGAGTGTATCGCTGAGAACTTTGCTGCCCGAGGTTTATAATGGTGCCGGAGCAATTACCTTGTGGGTGATAAGTCCCTAAGGTATGGCCTTCGACCCGGGTCACCTTGCAATACGAGGAGGACGGCTTGAGGTCAAGGTCTTTTAACGCGAGAAGTACGCGGCGTTGTGACACTTTTAATCCATCGACTATATCGGGCAACGACCGGTTAAATATTGCTGTCGAGTATGATAAAAAATCGTGTTTAAGTTCGTCAACTATAGAGACTGTTGTTATCGACATTTCTTACAAAGATTTTCTTTTCAATAAAGCTTTCTCGTATGGTGAAGGATTTAAGTATTTAAGGATGAATTCTTTCACCCCTATCGACTTGAGTTCTTGAACGTAAAAGTTCGCACGGGCCAAAGCTGTCTGTCTCGAACATTTTCTCACTTCTGTACGGCCAGGCCATTTATTCAGGTCAAGTTCCTCAGGGCAATCTTTTGCCAATTGAGAATCTTTAAGGCAAGCTTGTTCTATGGCAAATGCTTCCAATCTGGTGTTAAATTGCTTGGCGAATATTTCCTCGCCGTATTCCAAATTCTTCCTGGACTCTAGTCTTCTCGCTATGCCAAATTTAACATATTTTTTGTACCGGGAGAGAGAGTAAGTATAAAAAACGGTCTGGTTATCCTTTTCGGCCTTTAAAATATTTTTAAGCGAACTTCCTAACTTAGGGGCGGCACAGCATGCAAGGCCTTGGCCCCTTAAACAATGGCTGGGACTTCCCTGATAAATTTGATTATGCCTTAAGCATTTAAAGTCTATTTTTGTACGAGAGTCAATATACTCTCCTACTCTCTTGATCAGTGGATTTTTTATACTTAACTTGGAGTCAAATTCTAGAGCTGCTCTATCTCCTTTTAATCTCCCCGAGCTGCAGCATTTTAACCCGCGACCTTGTAAGGGATGGCGGGGACTTGCCTGATGAATTTGATTATGCCTTAAGCACTTAAAGTTTATTTTTGTATGAGAGTCAATATACTTTCCTACTCTCTTGATCAGTGGATTTTTTATACTTAACTTGGAGTCAAATTCTAGAGCTGCTTTTTCTCTCCTTACTACTTTTGAACTACAGCATGTTAATCCATGACCTTTTAAGCAGTGCCTAGGAGATGCCTGATAAATCTTATTATGCCTTAGGCATTTAAACTTTATTTTTGTGAAGGAATTAATATAATTGTCTATTCTAATAACATTAGGATTTTTAACCGCCAGCAGAGAATCAAACTCTTCTTGAGTATGTTTTCTCGTCACTCCTCACCCCTCTCACCATAGACCGAGGTCGGATACACCCCGATATTCCTTGAAAGAAGAAAATATCCCACCGCCTTGTTGAAATACTCGATATACGTTTGTTCGCCATCTAGTATGTAATTGTTGTAATAATCTTTGACCGATTCCAGCTCTTCCTCCGTCTGCATCTCGGGCGTAAATATAGATTTAAGGCATAAGTCCCCATCGCCATCCACTTCAAATATCTCCATCGTGTCCCCAAAGACCGGATTGGTGTAAATCACCCGGTACGTGTTGTCGTCAATCTTGACTACCCGTTTTATAATGTCGCCCCGGGATACGAGCCAGTCCTTCTCGACAAAAATCTCAGGGTAACGCTTGGGGGTTTTCATGTGCTCGGGGATTTCAGGTGAAAAAATGATACTACCTCGCCTTAAACGGGATTGTATGGTAAAATTTTCTCAGTTCGGAAATTCACCGTGCCAACATCCACCGTCGTCCGCCCGAAGCGGACTTATTTCAATCCCAACGAAGCGTTTGTCGAATGCCATGACGACGTTTACGTCCGGCAAGAGACCGCAGGGCGCTGCGGCATCTGCGGCAAAAGCACCCTGTTCAAATCTCGTTACGCCGTCGAGCACGTCTGTAGCGTAGAATGCTCGAACGAGCTTTGGTGCCAGTTGACGGAAACGATCGCGACCACGAGCACCAGCCGCAAGAGGAACAGAAAATGAGCCAGCAGCAGGTACAGGACCTTTTGAAACTGGCGGAGTCTGATGACATTACGTCAGAAGAGTTGGCGAGGGTATGGGATTCGACCACCTCGCCCAGGGTTCGAAAAGCGGTTGCCTCGAACCCGAACGCAAGTACCGCTTTGATGTGCGCGGCGGCACGCCTTTACATCAAGGAAGTGATTAACAACACAAGCTTTACCGTCAAAAGCTTGTTCGCCTCGGACCCTGTCGTCAAAGACATTTACGAAGCGTATACCGATCCGGCACAATTTTTGAACAGTATCGGCGGCTCTTTGCACAAGGTCAAATCGCATAATAGAGAGGTGATATGCCGAGCGTTGGTGACTTCGCCGAAGATTAACAACGTCTTGATACTGGAGCAGGTGTTGTCGATGATGAAGACGGCGGAATTCTTTAGAGAGCTTAAGGATTCTGATGTGCGGCAAAGAGTCTCGGATGTTGTCAATAGCAACATGTCGAAACTATATTTCTCAAACAGGCTGACTTTTCTCAACAAAGGTGTTGCGAAGCAAAGCGAGTTTATTAATTCTATCGACCAGGATTACAATTCTCGCAAAGAGGGGTGCATAGTCCTTTCGAGAAGGGAGATGCTGAACACGTTTGAGATGATCCGTCAAAAGGCGGACTACAAAACCCTTTTCCAATTCGTCTCCATGTGCGGAGCGTACTCTTTAAGGCATTTAGTCAAGAGTTTGGATGAGATGCGTATTACAGACGATCTGTTAAAAGATTTTGCCGACTTGTACCGGGATCAGGTCCTAAACGAAATTAAAAAGGATGTTACAACAAGGCGAGGACATCACTATTACAGTATGCAGTTCGGAGATTCCCGAAACTCTTGCCACCTGTCCGACTTGTGCTGGGGCTCTGTAATGTTAAGAAATGGTCTTGACACGGGTGATTTCGAAAGTGTCGATCTGGAAGCTGTTTTCAAAGACTTGAAAATGATCGGCTTTCATACAGACTACGGCCCCTACAAGACTAAGCTTCAGTTCAAAGGACTAGACCTGTTGACTGGCAAGAATGAGATTTGCCGCAAACTACTCGCGCTTAAAAGTGATGAGGCTTTTGAATTCTATATGACCTGCAATATTTTGTGGGATAACTGGTACGCCAAGAGCGCACCGGGCAATCTTGAATCACAGGTTGTGGACAGAATGCATGCCATTAACCAGTCAAAAGGGTTTAAATATTACAGATGGTCGAGCCTTGATGATTACCCCAGAATAGTGATTTCTAATAGTTTTGGGATTAATTATAACAGCAAACTTTACCACTCGATCAAAGACCGGGATTCTATCGGGTATCCGGCAGGCTCGGGCAGGATATCAATTTGAATTAGAGCCCTACCCGGGCTATGTATTCGTCCCGTAGCGCTTCAAGTTGCGGGGCGTAATACTTTCTCTGTTCTTCTACCCATAAGCCAGGAGCATTCCTCTCAAAGCGGCGCTTTTCCTCCTCGTCTCGCCATTTCACTGTTGGCGGGTAAACTCCTATGCACACCAGCCGCCCCAAGGTCGCGCCACATACCTTGCGAATATCGTCCCCCCTGTTTGCGAACAGCTTACGTAGGTAAGGTTGGTGTTCTTGCCAATGATTTTCTGTCTTGTTATTTTTAAATATGTGATCATAAAGGCCTTTGATCTGGTCGTTTATCGACACTTTAGGGTCGGCTTGCACTGCCACTTCAACAGCGCTTGAACAATACTTCTCTTTAAGTGCAGAGAACCGCCTTTTTAAATATGGTGATAATGGCGTATTACTAAGGTTGAGGCTATTTTCAAGCGATTCGCATACACCAACAATAAACGCTTTGGACTTCTGCTTAACCTCCAAATCATAGTCTATCTCACACACAGACTTAAGGTCAATATTTCTGCCTTCCTCTAATTCACTTTCCCACTTCGCGATCTTTTTCAACGCAGTAGATTTATTGGCTGGCATCTCGTTTCTGTCGTTCCAGCGGAATCCTTGACCCTCCGCTTTCTTCACTCGCTCGTCAAATCCCGCCATGTCTAGGGCGTTGTCCGTCGGTGGTGAAGGTGTATTCTTTTCGTTGAACACCGACATATCTGGGAGTTCGAGATCGGGATTTTCCCCCGTCATCGCTGCAAACGCGGCAGAGATACTGCTTATAGCCATGGGAGTATATTTATTCTCCGCGCAGGATTCAGCATACTCTTGTATTGTAGATTTCATGATACTAGCGAGTTTTATCTTCTTGTCTAGTAACCGCTCCTTTGATTGGCTTAGGGCGAGTTCTTGCTCTTTCTGTTCTCTGGACAACATTGTCCTTAACAGGAGATTGAAACTCTCCCGGCTCATGGTCTTCGACAGCTCGGTAATTTGAGCGGCGGATAAGGTTGGGCTTTTCTTACGTACCACGATGTCTCTATTTGCCTTTCAGATTTTACCACCCCTGTGGTAAAAAGAAGCCTCTCTCACTTTGAGACTTGTGTGAGAATTGCGGGAACCCGACTAAAAAATTCCAAAAATCGGATTTTTACGGCCGTTTTTCGAACAAAATCAAGTTTTATTGCAAATTTTTGCAAAACATTTTTCTAGTGCTGGACTGGGTTTTCGAGAATGTTTTGTATGTTTTGTTGTTTTGCGTGAGATTTTGCTCAAAAACGATCAAAAAACGCTCGAAAAAATTCGCACTTTCAAAGATTTTGTGCAAAACAACAAAAGAATTTTTTCCTAGTCATAGCAAGGGTTTTTGGAAATGTTTTGTCTTTTTACGGCAAATGTTTTGTGTTTTTCCGAAAATGTTTTGTGTTTTTGCCGAATTCTTACCCATTTTTAGGCCAATGTTTTGTACAAAACAACAACAGAATATTTTTCCGCCCGAGGTCGTTTTCACCCCTTTTAAGGCGTGATTCTCATGAGTCTTAATGTGAGATGCCTTGGTATGGCTGAAACGCCTGTTCTGGCGGCCGGAACCCGAACTTCTCGTGTCTTTTTTTTATACCCTTATATTCTTATGTATTTTCTTTTCTTTTTTTTTATTTTCTTTTTGCAAAACAATATAAGGCGTATAAGGAGAGAGAGAGTGGCCGCTGGCCGTTGAAAGCCTGATGACAGGCTTAAGCCCCCCTTAACGGCTCTGGACGTGATGAAGACGTC